TTAATAAAGTATTCATTATTGATATGTGTAGCACTGATAGCTTCTTCAATAGTACTGATGCCATGTAATGAAACACCATTCTTATCTTTCATATCAAACGTAGTTAATGATTGAGAGGGGATATCTAAACACATACCATAGTCCATGTATGTGTCCATCCACTTCAATACTGCTTGACGTTTCTTCATTGCACGGGGACAATTAGGATCTTTCCAATCAGCTGGCCATTGACCTTTAAGAATCTGAAATCCACCTGAGTCACCCAACATGAATGTACCTTGTTCACGCTTACGAATAATACTTTCAGCATGGTCATCAACTGTTGTGTCTAAATTAGCATGACCAGCAGAATACAATCCCCACTTATAATAATACAAACCTTCTTTAGAATTTAAGAAGTTTAGTTTTTCTACATCACCATTAAATGATGCAGGAATACGTGCTAAATCAAAGTAAGGTTCACCCTCACGTTGCTTGCCCAAACCAGCAATATAAAAACTACTAACTGCGGGTAAGAACTGCGCCCATTCAGGGCTGTGACTATTTGATAGATTAACTTGTTCCATTAAACTGTTTCTTCTTTTTTGATTAGTGTTTGAACCATTTTGATTTGATGTTGCTTTTCTTTAACTTGTTGTAGTAAATCATTGATGGCAACATTATCTTTTGCTAATTGTTCTAGCTCACGTTCTTCATGCATTTTGTTACGTGCCCAATCAATTATAACTTCAGCATCTGGATTTAATCCAACATAGTATTGACCCATAGTAAGTGGTTGCCAATTAATACCGTTGTACATTTCCATCCGTTGAGTGTTAGTATTATATTGCAATTGACCAACACCCATGTAACCAGAGTTGTTGACATAGTTACTACCAGGACCGCCAGTAACTGCAATATACTTACCAGTTTGACTAATATTGCCTATCATTTTGTTTGTGCAGGAATCAAGTAACGATACGTAGCAAGACCACTATCAACTGTAATTTCTGCAACACCTTGGTCGCTGATACGCATTGTTTTGTCACCAGACAAACTTAGAATATCAATGATTTGTTTTACTGGCCATTGCAACGAACGGCTTAGTGAACCAGTAACTTGCGAATGAAACACAAAGTTACCGCTGTGTGTGCTTGGGTCACCAAAATAAACTTTAACATCACCATTCTCAACCTTAGTGATGAATGTTGATTCTTCACTGTTAGCACTTGCTTGTTTCTTAAGACGCATAATGCCTGCAACAGTAGGATTAAACTCTACGTTCCAAGTCGCACCTTTGAACAACACGCTCTTAACCTTCTCGTTGACAATCGCTTCTAACATTAGTCGATAGTCATTAACAAAGTCACCCGCTTTTGTTTCAAAGTGAATTGCTTCTGGGATTGAAACACCATTGCGGTCAACACGTGTTACGTTTAATTTTGCATCAGCATCATAGTCATCAAAACCAAGAATAGTTTTTAGTTTACCTAAGTTAGGCATACCAAATGTACCAATAAAGTCAGCACATGGATTCTTAAAAGAACCCTCAACAATAACAGTTTTATCTTCTGCAACTGCGGCAATCTTTGTTTCTGTATCTGTACCAGAAATCTTAATCAAATCAATGACACCTAGACCATGTGTGTGTTCAATCAAGTCTTGTAAATTATCCTTCATATTATCTCCTTGTGTATGTATTTAGGAATGCTATCTGTGTATTATAGCGGAATTTATTGCGAAATGCAATAGCAATTTAACCGAATGAAAACAAATCATCAAATGTATTACTAACAATGGTACTGCTACGTAAGTCCCATTCTAGTACACCTAATAAGTTATCAATCTTTTCGTCTACTAACGTTTTTTCCATTGCCTCATCATCGAAGGGCAATTCAGTGAACCATTTAGGTAGTCTTAGTTCATCTGTTGGGTAAGCAATTGAAGTAAAGTTCAATGGATTAGGTTTTAGTTTACAAACTACTACCTTCATACCATCAACAATCTTTTGGCTATAGTTGTCACCGTGTACTCTGCGTAGATAGTTATAGTTCAATGCACCACGAACATGTCCGGGCATATTCTCACGACCCTTTTTACTATTCGCTTCTTTGTCACCATACATCGTTAGTTTGTTAACTGACTTAGGCGAACCTTTTGTCCAACTATCTTGTTTGCTTAGTTCACGTTTGAATATCTTTATGGATTCAATAACTTCATCACGACCTTTACCCTCTTGTATAACCATTTTCAATATGTTCATTAAAAACTCTTGTACATATTTAGGAGTATCTGCTCGTTTCAAGTCAAGACCCATAGCCTTAACATCACCTAGATTACCATCTTTATCTTTACGTTTGCCCTCTTTATCAAATATATTGATAGCATAGCGTTTCTTAGTGATAAAGATAGCACGATCACCAATCAATTCACGACCAGCTTTAATGATTTCACCGTTCTTGCGTGGCGAGTGAAATGCTTTCTCCATGAATCCAGGGAAACTATCATTCGCTTCATCTGCAATTGAATCATATAATCCAATACACATGTCTTTATTCCACTCTAGTTCTCCCTTAGCTATTTGCGGTTTCAATACACTGTATGCGCTGAAATAACATGAGTCAGTATCGCCATAAACAATTGCTTGACCTTCATGACTATACTCACCCGCAACACATTCATTGATTTGGCTCATCATATGACGAACAATCTGACGACCAGATAGTGTAACACTTTGACCGATACGCTTGTCATAGAAACGACAATGTTCATTCAATAGTGCGCCATATGCAGAGTTCAATAAAATCTTACGTACTAACTGACGCTTGTCCCAGTAATCACGGTCTTCATCAGTAGTTGCTTCACGTAATTTCTTCTGCATTGTTTTACGATCCGAGTACCAGCGACTCAATAGTCCTGGGACTACGCCCTCTTTCTCGTATGTAAAGATTGTACCATTCGCACTAAGCATCCAAGGACGATGACTATCAAACACCATTTTCCATATCTCAGCCGCAGACATTTCTTCACTGCGACCATCTTCATAGTCAACAATAAGCATTGTGCCACGCTCTTGGTTCATAATACTAGTGTACTCTAACGCACCAAACAGTCCTTCCCATAGAATAGCACCACCTACATCATCGTCACCTTCTTTGTAACGTTTCTTTTCTTGTGCTAATCTAAGACCTTTTTCTTTCATGTATTGGTCTGTGATTGTTTGTCTGACTTGGGCAACAATAGTCTCGCCCGCCATGTTGAGTGCTCGTATGACCGAGGGGTATAGTGAGTTAATGTCAACTGCTCCGACGTATTCGTGCATGCCTCTTTTTGGCGTAGCAACATAGGCACCTGCTGCCTGTTGTGTTTCATCTGCATTTTCAGTTCTCCGTTTTTTATCTGGTACAACTAATCCACGCTCATGCGCCTCATTATAGATTGCCATTTCAATCATTGCCACTGAACCCATAACTGTTGGAAGCAGTACTGTGTTTTCATGTGCCAATGCGTTAGCTAAATCTAAGAATTTTAATTTGTTGTGAATCTTAACCAACAACATAGTATCTTGCCTGTTGTATTCTAAGAACTTTTCCCAGTCTTTATTATACAATTGGTCAAGAGTACCTTCATATTGTGTTTTGTTTTCACCAACTTCCATTTCACCAATAGCATCTAGTTTATAGCTATGGCGACTTTCGTAGTTGTACTTCTTGTAGAGTTGAAGATAATCCATGTGAATACGACCAACTAAGTCATAAGTCATTTCTGACTTACCAAATCGTTCGTATTCTCTTGGCTTGGGTAGTTGACCCATTAAACAGAATTTACGTGTATCATCTTTACTCATTACACGTGTGACACGATTAACCATGTAGGGTATGTCGTATCCTTCTGAGTTCCAACCAGTTAATACATCTGCATCTTCAATCAACTGAAAGAATGTATCAAACATTTCTTTTTCATTTTTGAAAAGCAATGTGTTCTCAAACTTGCGTGTGATTTCCCATGCTGTTTCTTCACTCATATGTTTGGGTGCAATGCATAGAGTAATACATTGGTCAAGCCAATCTAAGTAACAAGTGATTGCAGTTACTGGATTGAATGGGTCAGTAGTAGGACTGAAACCTTTTTCTGGGTCAAAGTCTACTTCAATGTCAAAGAAACAAGTATGTAGTTTGGGAGCATCTACACCCAAATAGTTTTCACTTAGACAGCGGAATACTACGTTAACGTCACTCTCAAAGAGTTCCTTACCACCATGTATTCTTCGTTCTTTTTCAAACTCTGCACGTTTACGTGTGCTGAATCTGCTTACGGGGTTGCCATATATACTACGATGTTTACCCTTGTTATCTGGATAATAGAATACATAGTTGGCAGGAAACTCGTTGTATTGACGCTTACCATTCTTATCACGCTCTACGACAAATATTTTATCATCGTCCCTCGAATGTATTGCATCCACATAACTCAAAGTGTTTTACCTGCCGCAGTCAAAATGGTTTCAAGCAATTCTTGCTCTTGTTGTGATTTACCGAATTCTGCTTTATGGGCAATGCGAATAGCTTTCTTAAGTACACTAGGTTTTATTTCTAGTTCTTCTGCTACTGCTTTGATAGTGTCTGAAAGACCACCGTTTAGTGTTTCAACTTCGTGCATGACTTGCATGCCTTCATTGATAATTTGTGTTAATTTGATTTTTTGATCGCCGCTAAAAAGTTTAGGTTCCATTTGATTTCCTTAGTAAAGTAGTTATTATACACTACTTCACTAAGAAGTCAAGGATTTTGCGTAATTAAGGTTAAATTACCCTTACTGAAAGATTTCTGGGTGCATTTTGCCCCAAACTTTAATATACTTACCAGCCACCATGTCTGCAAGCATTTCTATTGGGCTACCTGGGTAGCTATCTTCTGGCCTAATCATGTTAAGCTCTGTTTGACGTTGATGCGTAAGTTCATGTATAACTGTTCTTAATATATCAACCAAATTACGATTCTTTACATACACCCAAATACTATTACCACTATGTGAACCAGTATGATGATTACCTTGTGCTTCTTCTGTATCGTAACTTAAATCAAACTGCGGTTTATTTTTAATATTTAATAGTTTATAACACCATTCAATGAATTCATAGATATGTGCGTCACGTTCTTCATCGTTCAATTCAACTGACTCACGCATTTGCATTGGCCAAGGTTTAGGTGATACACGATTACGCTTTTCTTCTTCATGTTCTTTATCAATTTTAGCTTGTTTCTTTTGTGCTAATTCATATTCACCAAAACCATGATAGATTTTACGGTTTACATTGTTAGTCTTATCCATTTGCGCTAGTTCTTTACGCATTTGTGCTAATGACGCTTCGTCTAAATTTTTAACCCAAGTGTCAGGTGTACTTCCATACTTTTTAACAAACAAGTCATGTAGTTTCTTACCTGTGATTCCATGCTTTTCTGATACCTTTGTCATTAATCTGTCAATGGTATCATAGTCGAACTTCTTCAACGATGGTAGCTTTTTAGCTAACTCGCTTTCTGGACTTTCACGTAGGAATTCATTTGCTCTCATAAGTATGTATTTATCTGAAAAAGCTCACTTTAGAATTTGCGGTAGCGAATCGCTTGTTCTGCCCAGCAGCCGGGCCACACGGTCCTAAGGTAGGTGTGTTCTTAGACGGGACTGTATGGATTACGGGGTTTATCGGTTCCATCGTCCTCAGGGTATACAGGGTAATCGTTTGGGTTCATTATTCACGGTCTGTTTTAAGAATGCTACGAACAAACCAGGCTTTCTTGCCATACAAGTCTTGTAGTTCAGCCATGTAGTTAGCAATGCCTTGTTGACGGTCTTCTGTTGCTATATCAAAAATATGAACAGCTAACTCGCCCATCTTATGAATATCTTGTAGTGTTTCTACAAACATCAATTCAGCACGTGGAATCTTTGTTTGATCCTCAATGATAGTTAACTCACCATAACGTTGTAAGCTGCCTGGTGTATAACTACCCAATACTCTTATATATTCAGCAATCTTATCAATAGTTTCATTTACATCTTGGTACAATGTGTCATAGAATTGATGATATTGTGGGAAATTACTACCTTCAATATTCCAATGAAAGTTTTGTGATTTGATAGCAAAACTTTGTGTGCTTGCTAATAGTATTTTTAAATCGTCTGCTAACATTTTATTTCCCAGGAGGGGTTCCTTTGTTCTTTAGATAGAAGTCAATTACACCTCTATCCATTTTAGTGTCTCAATAGTAATGTACTTAGTACGTTATTATCGTTAGCACTTACATCACCTTCACCTGGTGCAACAATAACATTGTACTTCATACCTGCTGGAATAGCATTTCTCTTAGCCATATATTCTTCATAAGACAGAATACTATTTACACTGAGTTGATATGCTTGTGATAGACGTTGTTTTAATTCACGTAATGCTTCTGGGCTAGCAACTTGCCATTGACCAGCTTCACCTTTTGCTAGATTACCCTTAGCATCTTTAGCTAACAAGTCATAGAATAAATCTTCCGGAACAATACGACTATTTTTAGTTGTATCTAAGTTAGCATCATTTGCTTTAACTTGTTTCTCTTGTCCAGTGTTAGCACCTTCACTCCAATT